CATCCGGATACGACATTAATTCGATAAGAATAGAATCTAAAAACTTTTCCCATTCTCTACCTTTCTCATACTCGCATAACAATCCGAACAAACGATTCTTTAAATTATTATTATACCCTTCTAAATATTCCATTAGCCCTACCGTGCTAACTTTGTATAGTCAAATGGCTTCCTATTAATAGAGCGATAATATATTGCTTCTAATCTCGCCGCATTTTTCTTCTCGGCCGCAAGAGTATCATTAAACTTGCTCAAAAGATTTGCCTGAGAAAAGTCACGTTCCTCATATAAAGGTTTTACATTTTCCCAAGTAAGAATAGTGCGGTTAAGCCATTCGCATTTCATATAAACTGACAATAATTGAATTTCTTCGTTATTTAAATCTTCGACAAAAGCATCGTTATTCGTATACTCTAGAGAAATACGTGGAAACTTAAACCAAGGTAAAGCGCCCATCAGCAAGGCGCGCAAATCTTCATTAAGATCCGCTTCATACCAATCGCTCCACTCGTCATCTAGCATTTTTGCCAAGAAAGCATCATATATTACTGAAAAATCAGTCATAATTAGCCCTCCTAACTTTGTCTTTCTAATTCAATCCCCTTTAAGATTTGATAACCGCTAATACTACTTAAATAATTAGCTTTATCAATCGTGCCATCCGCGCCGTGTTTAATTGCATATTCAGATAGTGAAATTAATTGCTGCTTAGTAAGCTTTTGAGTTTCAATCTTAAACTGCGCAAGTGGCATATTTTTCCAAAAACGATCTAACTCTTTGTCATTCAAAAGAATAATAGTTGGTTCGGTTGCATCCTCTGGTTCAATACCAATTTCTTTTTTAACATCCATATCTTCAATATAAAGATAACCTTCTCGAACCATATTACTAAAGGCGGGATCATACATTAATTCTTCAAGTTGTTCTTTCGTAAAAGTAACAACAGATCCGCGGCCAGCCCAACGACGGGAAATACGTAAATCAGCATTATCAATGCCACAACGGCCATTATAGGCACTTATAACTTTAATTTTTTCTTCTGACATAATTTTCTCCTTTAACTCCTTGCGCTCACGGCGCATAATAAAAACTGGGGGAGGGAATCATTCCCTTCCCCCCATTTATAGATTTATTAGAATCCGTAGATGTCTTTTGCGGAAGTATCAGTTAAGCTACTATTCTCATACATAGCCCAATTGTGGTGGGTAAGAATAGCGCAGCCCATTTTCTTCCATGCATAAACTTCCATAGAGTTATCCTTGTTCTCGTGATCGCGAATCTGCGTTGCACCTTCAAGAACAACCTTAACAACTTTCTCCTGTCCAGCAGGCATAACGAAAGCAAGACGAGGATTTACATAGGTCTCAGTGTTGTTCTCATCAACGAAGGACTGAGGAAGTTGAACAACAGGGGCGCCGCGAAATACATTGATAAAGCCATAGTCATGGATAGCTTCGATATCCTTAGGACTATAGATGCCCTGTGCTACATTAGTGGTGCTATTCATAAGAACAGGAACAATAGCATCGGGACCCATAGCAGCAACAAACTCAGGGCAAGCATAGATAACAGGGGAGCCATAAGCACGTACTACAGTGAGTAACTTTACCATTTCGTCAGCACTCCAAGAACCAGAGTACTTATTGGTTGCAGGCATTACGCTAAGAGCGGCATTAAGAGCACGCTGTACTTCAACATAAACAGCATTCTCAAGACCCTCGGTAACAATACCTACGACCTCTGCAAGAGACTCAGCACCATCAAGCATACGCTCGAAGTCGATGGTAGCGCCGCCACCAACTGCATGAGCAGGAACTTCGAAAGTATCAGCATCAAGACGGAAAGTCTCATAGACACCACTTAAGCCGACCTGGGTAAGGAACTTCTTTGCACGAGCGCGGCCCTTGTTACGACGGAACATAGCCTTCTCACCCTGAGCAACGGTCTTAACCTCAGCGAAAGCACCAAGTGCATCAATAACATTCTTAGGAAGAATCTCATCAATAGACTCAATGATAATATCATAAATGTCATAGCGATTCTTCATGAACTGGTTATAAGAACCAGCAAGCTCCTTTAAACCGTCGATGAAAGCCTCATTAACATTCTCAACAGTGAAGTTGGAAGGAGCAGTACCCTTAGCAGCGTGAAGGGCAATATCTCTAAACTCGTTAAGTGTCATTATATTATACCCTCCCCAAATTAAACCTTAAGAACCTGGAGCTGGAAAGCATCCTGTCCATCGGGCATTGTAGTTTTCTTAATAACCTGTAATACAGGGCCAGTGCTGGGAGCAGCAGCCTGAATAACAGCGGCACCCTGGGTGCCAACAGCAGCGTAAACTTCACCACTAGCAAGTGCAGAAGCAACATCAGCCACACTTGAGAAAGCACCAAGGTCAATGCAGTTAGTGGTCCAAAGGTCACCGGCCGCAAGATAACCAACACGAGGATAGAAGTCGTTAGTAGCCTTGGTAGAGAAATTCTTTAAGCCAGGCTTGCGCTCGTCATACATATGCTCAGTAGTATAGTTTAAAGCGTAAAGTTGGTTCTCTGCAGAAGCATCTGCAAAGCAAATTTCATGGTCGGCCTTCTTAACACGAAGAATCATGCCGTTTTCCGCAGGAACGCTAGCGAAGTCAACAGTACTAAGAGCGCACTGGGCTTCGATACGGCCATCACGACGGAAAGCTACATTATTGAGTTCTACCTGGCCGAAACCATCAATAACCATTCTAGCCATTTAAATAGCCTCCTAATTATTTCTTATATTTGGATAAAATTGCTGTAATTCCATCAACGGGAGTATCCTTAGGCACAAACCCAGGATCTGACGTTTTGGTGAAAATAGAAGAATTACTCTTTTTCAACTCGTATGCTAAATGCATATCAAGCTCTTCGGCACTATAATCATTAATCTAATTGCGATACTTTTCAATAATTTCGTCATCTAAATGCTCACTGTATTCGTCAATAACGGCATTTTTCTACTCAGTTTCAATATTTAACTTATATTGCTTTAAAGAGTTTACTTCTTCGGTTAAAGAGTTAATAGTAGTATTAGCTTCTTCAAGCTAAGTACTGAAATTATCATTCTCTGTATTTAAAGTAGTGATAGTCTCATTTAACTCGTCAATTTTGGTGGAAAATTCGGAATTTTTATCTAAATTTTCCTAAGCGTTGACTAAAACATCACTGACCAATTCATAAGTATTTCCATTGAGGGCGCGCAAGGTCTCAAGGGTCTGCTTCTCGCTTTCAGTAACATCGAGGACATAGCACTTAATAATATCATTTATTTCAACCATATCGGTTTCATCATTCTTTTTATAATAAGCACGATTGAAGTCGCCGGTTTCATAATTGAAAACTAAAGCATAGTCATCATATACTGCGGAAACACCATAGGAAATGGTCCAGTTGCCTTCCTCATTAAACTCAGGATTAAGTAGACTCCAAATTGCTTGGAATTTTTCATCATCAGAGAGTTTAAAATTAATTACTGGCATTTTAGTACCTCCGTAATTTTGTATCTATTTAATAGCAAATTCTATAGCACTCTATAACGTGTAAAATGACGCACCTTCAAAGCAAGGTTCTACATTATCACCTAAAACTTGCAAACCTAAAAAGCATCCAGCATCAAAAACGATGAAACGACGACCTTTAACGATGGCTTCGTGATATTTTAAAGAAGGCTGATAGAGTTCCATTGATTGGCTCTTGCCAACTATATCTTTTGCTTCTTCATATAAAGCAGTAAAAATCAAAACATCAGTACAAGCATACATGCGCTCAATACCGTCTTCATCTAAGTGAGCTTCCCAATTGACATTAGGATTTTCTGGCACAATACCATAAATGCGGCCTTCGTTGCGCTCGGCGCCATGATCGGTATAATCTTCATCTTGAGTGCTATAGATACCTTTCACAGGCGCATATGGTAAGGTTTTTAATAACTGTTCTGCAAATTCATCAGTAATATATGTACCGTTACGGTTTTCGTATTTATAAAAAATACGACACCTTGCTTTACTTAAAACATCATTATATTTTTCTAAGCTTCCATAAACGGTAACAGGAAACTCATAAATAGATTTATCCATGTGAGCCTCCATTACTACTTATCCAATGATTCTTCATTCTGAATCGTTTTTGGTGACTTTTCTTCCTCAGATAATTTTGGACGTCCAACTGGATTTCCTGTTTGAGTATAAGAAGAATCTAATGGAATTAACAAATTCTTTAAATCTAATAAAGTATTCTCTAACTTCTTAACATTAACCAAATCTTTTTGTGATAAACCAGCAGCCAAACTTGGTAAAAGAAAACTATATCCAGATGAAGCCATTTTTAAAGTATTGGTGATGTAATCTTTTTCATTATACCAACTAATAGGCAAGATTGTGTACTTAAAGTTAATATTAGTATTAGCAAATAAACTATTAATAATATAACTTAAGAACTTTCCGTACTTATTACCCAATATCATCATCATCGACATATCATTAGTAATAGAAGTACCAAGAGCTGAACTACCAGTCGGAGAGAAAACCTAACCACTAACACTAGCTTTTGAATAAACATTCTATAAACTTTTTTCTAATGAATTAGTAGTTGCCTCTGAAGAAGCTTTAGAAACAATTGCATCAACATCTGCATAAGTAGTCAACACACTTAAGTTTTTATTTCCTTTCATCATTTCAACTGCGCCACTGTGCATAACTTCTGCTTCCTGTGGCTCAAATAATAGCATACCATCTTGAAGATGAGGTATTTTCTAAACGATTATTTTCCGGATCTCTTCTAAATCACGCTCACGATTAACATCAACTGCTTCATCGTATTGGATAGTCGCAGGAATCAAATCAAGAAACAAAGGACGGCAGTCATCAAAGAAAGAAAAACAAAAACCTAAATCTGTTGGTATCTTTACCCAATACTTAGAAACCTATCCTTTTTTATAACGATTATAATGATCAGATATAATTTTTGGATATGCTTTTAAAGTCTGTTTGCGTGCGTTTGCATCGGTAATAGTATCAAAATATAGTACATTAAACTCAATTATATCATTACCATACAAATCTTTATAAAGTGAACGACAATATTCAATGGGTAAATCTAACAAAACAAAATTTGTTTTGCTTACATCTTGGAATACTCCATAATAACTTCCGTAAATTAAAACAGTAAGTGAAAATTTTGTTAACAAGTCAGATAAGAACATTTTATCCAAATAGTCTAAAGCATTATTATACCTTTTATTAACATAGGGTGTGGAGAGTTCATTTCCCGCAGTTGGATTAGGTATTAAAATTCCTATATATTTTAATATAGTAGCATAATAAATTAAAATGCGCTTATATAAACCATCTTTCAAAAAATAGTTCTTTGAAAGTCTCTATTGTGCTAATAAAGAACCTGAATTGATAATGTCCTAAACTTCTTTTTCAGTGTATTCTTTAACTCGTGCGTGATTTAAAAATCTACTACTAATGTCAGCCCAAGACCTATCACTTTTTACAACCATTCCATTGATTGCTTTCTTAAAAGTATTAATATCTTGAATACCTACTTTTTTAGTTCCGGTATCTTGGATTTGCTCCGTCATTAGTTATTTCCTCCAGTAAAGAAAATCAACTTACGATCGCCACGATTTGCGAATCTGGTTACTCTTTTATAGTTATCTTCTTCGATTTCTTTGATGCGCCACAGTCCATAAGCAAAAGCTGAATATTTATCTTTTGGAAAGCGCGCATTAATCTACTCAAGGACTATATCAAGGCCAGTCTTTCGTAGTCGTAAATTTGCCATTTCTTCAAATAGTTTTGTGGTAAGTTCATGCGGCATCAAACGTTTTATACGTTCCTCCGTTGTCATTTTCTGTCCCACTTGTGTTGCAAGAAGCGCTGCTCGCGCATCTTGTTCAGAGATAAGAAAACGAACCATACCACTATTAATACGAGAGTAAGCGTTACTATGTATTTTTGAATTTAAGGGTCCATTGGCCTTTAAAGAGTAAAGTATCTATGGTGCTTCTTTAGGTTGAATTTTTTTATAGTCATCATTATTAAAGAAGCCATAGGCGGGGAGTTCTTTACCATAATCATCAAATTGGGAACGAATCATTTCATCCGCAAGTCCAACACCAAGCCCGTTACAGTCAATTACGACCTCGCGCGGCCCGTATAGTTCAATTAACTATTTTAAATCAGCAGCTTGCTATACAAAAGTTTTCGTTTCTGCTTGACGACCAAGAACAAATAAATTTACAACTGTTCCATAGTATTTATTATCACGAATATTGACTCGCCATATAAAAGCAACAGTCTAGTCGTGTAATCTACCTACGTCCACTGAAATTAAGTAAAAAACATTAGGATCATCTCTAAATTTTGGACGCCATTCAGGATTTTTTATTTTACGATATTTCGTAAGTCTATTAAAATCAAACCAAGAATCTTCACCGCCGCCAAGCCATTGTCCAAGATACTCGGCCGCGAATGTAGTTTCATTATATGATGGAGACATTTTTAAGTTGCGAACATATATTGGATCAATAAGCCCGTGCTATGCCGGGATTCGATAGTCTAAGCCTATACAGAACGCAGACTTAGGATCAATTATTGCCTATTCAAAAGTATCTATGAGTGCTTCGTAGGCATAAGATGACTTGGTGCCTGCAGATGTAGCATATATAACTTGAGTATTAGTTTTTTCATATGGATTTACTAATCCATTATCCATACGTCGAGAAACGTTCATCTGCGGCAGGACAATTTCGTTTATTGCGTCGCCATCTTGGTCACGTGCCTCATCTATTAAGGTCGCATGGGTACGAATACCACGGTCGCTATCCAAAGCGCCTACAATAGATAATCTACTGCCATTCTTAAAGAATATGTCTACATAATCTTTACCAAAATTTGCCTTTTCTATTTCTTTCTCTAATAAAGGCCAAATACGCCAAATTTCTTCTATCTTTTGCTTACTGATTTTCGCGGCCTGCTATTTATTCGGCGCAACAATCGAACCAACATGATTCGGAAGAAAAATACACTATAAGTATTTTGCAAGTATAGAAAGAAAGGTTTTGGAAGTTGCGCGGGCCGCGGTAATATATATTTTTGTATATCTCATGCAGGCGCGCAAGAATATTCGTTGATATGGAAATAAAGTAAAATTAGAATTTAATGGAGTAATTAAATCCAAAAATATATCAGGATAAGCCGTAAATAATTGAACTGATTCAGCCATTAAATCTTCATTTCTTTCTAAAAAGGCAGGCGTAATTACAACTCCTTTTTCTAATTCAATATTGTCATGGTATAATTTTTCACGAGTGTTAAACTATACAATATTGGGATTCATCAGCTAAATGGCTGCCATTAGAACTCACCTTCGGGATCAAAATCTTCATCAATAATAAAAGCTGCATTATCATATTCGTCTGGATTAAAGTCTGGCTAAATATTATAAAATGTCTCGTTTTCTAATTCATTGGCCGAATTTAATGCCTTAAGACGTTGGGTAATTTCCTCACCAATGCCTCCTTCATTTATGTAAAGACGTTGATTATAGTTTTCTATATTTTTAAGAGTTTCATCCAATACATCGCGGGTTACGTTATCATAAAACTTATTTATGCGGCCTTTTTTCTCTAACCAATATGCAACTTCTGCAAAGCTATCAAAGTCGGTTGCATTTTTGGTGTTCTTTGGAGTAAATTCAGCGCTTTTAATAATTTTATCATAAGAAGACATAAATTTATCTACTTCTTTGTCACCCGCACGAATACGATTATCAATCTCTAGCGAAAGTTTGCAAAGTTTTTGTGCCTAGTCGATTTGAAGCGCGCCGCTTATGTTTTGAGTATTCATAAGCCCTTTATAGAGATCTTCCAGATGATTCAGTTCTTCATCATCATAGTTTTCACCCCATTTCCGGCGAAGGTCTTTATAACGTTGTTCACGAATCTCTGGTAATTCTTCCTCTATAAGTCCAACTTCTTTTAACTTTTTATATTGCCTATAATAGTCTCCCCATCCTAAAGATTCATAGTCCTATGAGGCAAAAACTTTTGCATATGACGCCCAAGTCTCATTTGGTAAAGTCATTTCTTTAATACGTTCCCATTCCTTTACGATAAAAGGAATTCCAGCCCACATACAAACCTAATCAACAAATTCCCAATTAGAATCCTCGGCGGTTATTTGTTCGGCAATACAATCGTTACAAATCGGTAAGTATCCATCCAAATAAAATCGGTTACGAGTTTTAGAGAACTAAGAAAGAGGTAAAGAGCGATTACAGCAACCGCATTGTTTCGATTGACCGCGCGCCTAGTTCGGAATTTTTGGAATTATAGGCATTACATCAATCTCCTTTTCTAGTCGCGGCTTTCAACAACTATAAGATTTCTCTTTTTCGTGCGCGCCCCTATAGTTCAAAATTAGCTAACATATCGCCAAGTACATCACTAAAATCGCGCGCGGTATACCGTTCTGATGACTCGGCCGCATCTGGATTTGTTTCCTCTACCAGCTTTACTTTCAGAACCTTTGCTAATCCAATAAACTCTGTAACCTCTAATTTTGTAATTAAGTCCAATAACTTATCATTCTATTTCATTTATACTTACTCCTCTTAATCTTTTCACACTACTTACAACGCGGTGAAAAACCATCAGATGATTTTTTCTATTTCACAAAGTTATCACTGGTCATAAGTAACACTCGGCCGCAATCTTTACACTTTTTAAAATTCTCAGGATAAAAAATATTTTCTAATATCTCCCTATGCATAGATGCGGCGGCCGCAATCTACGGAATAATTTTTTGGTGAAAGATAGTAGAAATGTAATTCTCGTTATATGTTTTATTATAGGTTTGATTTAAATATTTCGCAATCTCTAGATTTGGTATATTTTGTAACTTTTGTTCCAATAAATCTTTCTAAAGAGGAGTTAGATTTGCTCTTTTTTCATAGTATTCAAGTGTCCGTAGAAGGCGCGCGGCTGATCCGTACAGGTTATTTGGATCTTGCTCCTCCGCATCCCGGAGGTCCGCGCGCAGTAAATATACATTGAGTACGTGTTCTGGATTCGTAAAGTCAATATACTACTACGTCTATTTCTACCACAGTAAAGAACTAATTACTTCTAAGTCTTCTTCCGTAAAATCATCCGGGGCAGGTTCGCGATCGTCTCTAAAAATTTTTTTCGCAAGCGGCGTTTCATTTTTAAAACCGACTGGATAAATACTAATGTCTTCGCCTATATATACATTCTCACTATTAAGAATTGGTTCGCGCGCACCCAAATGTGAGATAATCTTTGTGGTATACATATCATAATATGTATATTGCTGTGCGCGCAGCTCAACTAGTAAATGTCGAAGCTTTAAGTATTTAAACTATGTTAATTCTGCGGCCTTTTCTTTTAAAAGGTTTTGTTCTTCTATACTAAATGTCTATTCGAGTTTTTCGCGTGGAGGATTTTTTCGTTTTCCAATCTATAACTCATAATAATTAAGTTCTAATTCGATTTCATCTATCTATCGAAACAAATCAACAAAAATTTGTTTTATGTGGTCGGGCGCATCTCTAAGTGCGGCCTATCTATCAAAAACTATACGTTGGACTCGGATGGGAGGCTCACTGAGCGGCCGCAGAGAGGTTTCGGAAAAGCCAGGGTTCTCTGCAAGTGCTTCAAGAGATTCAATTGGATTTTCGGCCCATTTTTTGATTTCGATTTCGCCGTTTTGTTGGGCGTTTTTGCCGTTGGATGATTTACCCCATAGAATATAATTCGAAATTGTTTCGAGTTCAGACTCTGTGGGCGCAAAATTGAGGCCCGCCACGTATTCTTGGACGAATTGGGCGCGCTCTTCGGCAGTATTTAATTCAAAGTTTAGGTGTAAACGATTTCTGGGCATATATTTTTCCTCCCTTATAGTATAATTATACCACAAAGGAGGACAAATGTCAAATTTTCAGGACATATTATATGCACTTTTAAAAAGAGTCTTATAATTCAAAGTTACTTCATAATCAATTTTAGTGCGATCAGCATTATAATCAATAACATTAGGTTTATTATAATACCATTGATCTTTCTAGTTTTCAGATGCAATCATATCAAATTTCATTCGTATATTCTCATTATCTATTAAAGCCTATACTATATCAGAAGCCGCAATAATTTTATCCTACATAATAAAAAAGTTATTCGTTAAATTATTACTATTTTTAAAAATGCCAATATTATCGCCTTCTGTACGTGTTAATAAACGAATAATATTAGGTGCTAAACTTTTAAATACATCAACAAAGGTACTACTAAAATTACTACTAAATTTACTATATACTCCCTAATAAAGCTCCCAGTCTGCCCAGTCACCACGTACTCTGTCCTCAGTTAGTGGCTAATTATAACTAAAAGCACCATAAAATCTACGTTCTGCGTCACTCATACTTACCTATAAACGCTATACATAAAATGAGGCCGCGCCCATTTCACCTTCCCAAGTATAACTAGTACTAATAGTATTTTTAACCTAAAATCCATATAATGTATTTAAACTTTTAACTACAAAGTCAATAGGCGCTTCTTGTAAAGAACCGTCTGCAGACATTCGAATTTTATCTTGTAAACCTGTACTTACTAATTGTAAAGCTGTATCACTACCAAATAAAGTATACATTAGTAAGCTTGCGCGCATTTCTCCTAAAAAACCACGAATATTAGGTAGAGCACGTCCAATTGCAATCTATGGCGCAAATAAATCAATTGCTTGACTATATGAGGGCAATATATCTTTTAAAATTTTAACCACATTATCTTTTAAAGTATCTAATGATTTTTCACTACCAATTGGAATTGGTCCAGTTGACACGGCCGCGACACTATTTTTATTTAAAAAGGCTTTATCTTCTGGAGTTGTTAATACGTCTTTTGCTATATTTAATAAATATGTAGCTAAATCTTCTGTAATATTTTTTAATGGAATAAATTTTCCATCTGACTACGTACGAATTGTTACAACATTCATAATTTGATCACGTGGGGTGCCTGCAGGCCATTCAAAATCTTTTCCGGCCTATGAGCCACGAATCGTATTAAAAGCGACATTCAATGAGTCAAAACCTAACAATTCTTGATCGTTTAATAAATATGAAGAAATTGTTGAAGGATCAACAATAGTTTTGTATTCAGATATATTTACATTATGTACTAAACCAGCTTGAATGGCCGCGATAATACGATTTCGTACATCAGAAAGTAAAGTAGCCATAGCGCGAGTATTAACTACATTTTTATCAATATACTACAAACCCTCTTTTAATAAAACATTTAAAACTCTAGCCATAATTTCGCGTTGATGTGGTGACCAGTCTTCTTTAGAATTATCTGTTAGTATATAAATTTTAGAAAGGCGGTTTTCTACTTCGGCTTTTGGTAGTAAGGCGCCAATTTTTGCATCTTTATCTATGTCTTTAATCAAAAGATTTAAATCACGTGCAGATGTTATTTTTTTCCCACGAAAATTAATTTTATCATAGAAATCTTGTTCATTAGCACGTAAATTATTAACTAATTGCTATAGTTCTGCCTATTGCTGTTGATGAGCTTGTACAGCAGATGTACCTAAATCTATAATATTATTTATTTCATCAAGAAAAGGATGGGCCATTTTATCACCTTCAAATGTAAGTAGAATTTAAATATAAGAAATTGAAATTTTTGCTTCGGTAGAATTTGTTACCAGGGCTTCCTCACTTTCACGAATTAAAGTGCTAAAGTCCCAAAAATAACCCCCACCCTACGCTGAATTTTTTTCAGCGGTTTCCAATTAGATTGGATCTCCTCCCGCAATTAAAAAAATAATGGACAATCCCAAAAATAAATATAATACATCGATGTACCGTCATCCGAGTTAAAAGTTACAATTTGGAAACAAAAAATAAATTTAGTTACAGTTTAAAAAAGTACTTGACAAAGACGTCCGGGTGTGTTATATTATAATCAGAAAGAGAAAAGAAAAGGAGATAACAAAAATGTTTGAGATGTTCGATGAGATGTTCGCCGAGGTCATGACCGAGATGGGTATCACTGAGTGGTACGTGCTGTTTGACTCTGAGGAGTTTGAAGTGGTTGAGGGTCGCATCGCCGAAGCCTTCGGCGTTGAGGATGCCACCGAGGTCGATGGTTACACCGACTGGTACAACACCATGGCGATGGACTTGTGAGCAATCACAAGTCTTTTTTATGCCTTGCGTCCGCGGGCGGGGCTTTCACTTTAGCGATTTAAAGTATTAAATTTTTATACTGGCGCCGCCGTCATAATGCACAAATACAATGCTTTAAGTTTGTGCAACTTGACTATTGACAAACCGGGCATGTCGTGGTATACTCTAATCAAGATAAAGGAAAGGGGAACACTCCAATGACCGCCAACACCATCGACCACATCTCTCCCGAACGCAACGCCGGTATTGCCCGTGAGCATGACCTCTGTGCTTCCTTCGGTATCGAGCGCACCGCACATGACAGCACCGATTATCGCACCTCTTCTGACATCTGCATCGGTGAGCGTCACATCAGCGTTAAAGCTTCCGGTTTCACTCTGATGAGTGGGAACATGTGCGAAGGCGAGGAGACCTTCGAGGGCATTTGGAACGTGTACAAGCGTAACACCCACAGCAACGAGTGGGCATATGTGACCGAAGATTACACCGTGTATATGATGAATCTGGTTGAGTTTGAGCAATTCGTCAAGACCTTCTGCAAGGTTGAACGTGAGAGTGCCAAAAACGGCGGCAAGATGAAGATTAGATGCCGCAAGGAATCCAGCAAGATGCGCGCATGGTTCGCCACTTGCATGGCGTAATAACAAAGAGTAATCACGGCGAGGACGAAAGTCCTCGCTTTCGTGCTTTAGCGTAGTGAAGTCGTGGGGAGGGCGCGCACTTTAACGAAGTAAATCGCGAAAGTAAAAAGTTTGTGCATTTTGACGAAAGAAAAAGTATTGACATATGTATGCCGGTATGGTATATTAGTATCAGAAAGAGAGGTAAAAACCATGAAGAACATTTACTTTGATATGGATGGAACGATTGCCGACCTTTACGGTTGTGATGGTTGGTTGGATGACATCATCAATGAGCGTGTGCGTCCTTACGCCGAGGCGAAGCCTCTTGTCAACATGAACAGTCTGGCCCGTGTTCTCAATCGTCTTGTGCGCAACGGTTATACTGTGAATGTTATCAGTTGGACTGCCAAGAACGGGCGTCCCGACTATAACAAGGCGGTTGCCGATACCAAGCGCAAGTGGTTGAAGAAGCATCTGGCAAGCGTCAAGTTTGAAAATGTGTTCGTGATTCCTTACGGTACGCCGAAAGCGTCTTGCGGTTATGGAATCCTGTTTGACGATGAAAAGCCGAATCGTGACAACTGGAACGGTCAGGCTTATGACGAAAAAAATATCCTTCAGATTTTGCGGAATCTGTAACTTGTACCATTAAAACGACAGGTTAGAACAAAAAGTATGATATAATAAAATTAGAAAAAAGAAAGGAAAATAAAAAAATGGCAAAAGTAAAAAATTTCCAGGTCGTGATTGAGGTCGAAAATGGTATGACGATTTTTGACAGTACCGACAGTAAAAAAGAGGTTCAAAAGTGGGTTGACGCTTTCACGTCTAACGGACAGGCCAAATCCGTTACCATTTACGAGCGCAACACCGATGTCGGCGCTTACGAGGTTGCTAAACGGATTTGTCGGAAAGTGGAATCTCCTATCCGTCAGGTAGGTTTTGGGCGTTGGGAATAATCTCAATGCCCATCACACTTTAAATCGTTAAAGTTTGCACCGGGCGGCCGGCCGTCATTTTGCACAAGATCTGGCCGCGAAGTTTGTGCATTTTACCAGTTGACAAATCCATTTTTCCATGGTATACTCAGTACAGAAAGTGAGGGAAGCGGGGCAAAGCCGTCAGAGCCAGTCTGAGGCGGCGGTGTGACCCACGAGAGTCAGTAAGACCCCGACGACAAAGTCCTCGACCGCATGGAGTCCTGTTGTGCGGTATATAAGTGTGAGCCAAGCGGTTAACTCCGCAACCCGAACTGTCTGCGAGCAGTTCAGTCACTGGAAAGGGGACGGCAGGACGTGACAAAACCTCGCGAGGCAATCCAATGCGGCGCGAGGCCTTTTTATTACGAAGCACTTTCACACACTAAATCGTTGAAGTTGCGGCCGGGCGCGCACTTTCACACACTAAAGTATTAAAGTAAATTTGTAACCAAATTGTAACTTGCTTTTTTCTAAAAAGTGTGATAATATATAATCAGCAAGAGGGAAGAGAAAGCCAAGTCCCCAAGTGTGCGCCAAGAAAAAATTTTTGGAAAAGCCGAAAAAAGTACTTGACAAACTCTGAAATCTATGCTATAATAAAATTACAAAAGGACAAGGAAAGTCCAAAAAACCAGAAAGGAAAAAAATTATGACCACTCGTGAGTACTTCAATGCCGTTCTGAACGCCAACATCTCTGACGAGATGAACGAGGCTTCCGTTGAGTTTCTGTCCAAGTTGGACAATCGGAACGAGAAGCGCAAGACTGTGATGACCAAGGATAAGGCCGAGGCCATCAACCGCCGTGAGGCCGTTCTCTCCTTCCTCAAGGAGAACGAGGGTGCCTTCACTCGTGAGCAGATTGCCGAGGCCATCGGTATCTCTCCCAATCAGGTGACTGGTGCTTGCACCACTCTCGTGACCAATGGCCTTGTGACCAAGTCCGAGGTCAAGGTCGAGAAGTCTCGCAAGGTTGCGTATACCCTTGCGTAATCGGAACGGGATTGGATAAAATCCAATCCCTTTTTATTTTATTCATTTACTTTAGCGATTTAGTGTGTTAAAGTCCCGCTCCCGGGCGCCGGTTAGTCCATGCTAACGCATTGTAACTATTTGTAATTTGACTTTTTTATAAAATTGTGATATATTTATTATAGAAAAAGGAAAGGAAGTCCTAAAATGAAAAAGATTAACTACAAGGAAGTCTCCATCGTCACTCAGTGCC